ATTCTACGCAAAAATGCATAGTAAATTATTTGAGTGAAATATGCAAAAGGATTCTTTGATTTTTCTGGATCAAAATTGTATGCGTACTGCAAACAGTTTTGTATACCATCAGAAATCATTTCATCCCTATATGAATAATTAATAAAATTGGGCCTATAGGATAGGTGTGTCGCAATCTTTAGAAAACACTCACCAATGTAATTGGTTAGAGGTGGATTCTCTTCATCTTGTTCTTCTGCCTCTTTGCATTTGTCTCGCCACTCTGACATTGCTGCCAAAAATTTCTTATTATCAACATAATGCACACTTTTCTTTTTTGCCATGTGAACTCCTTTAATCTATAGTTGATAATACCAGAACAGGCAAGTAAAGTCAATACTCCTTTATTTTTTAAAAGACCATTGACTCCATGTCAAAAATCAGGTATAGTTAGCTTGTAGTCAGTTCAGTGAATAGTTTTAGTATTCATTAATTCTGCTATAGATTCTTCAATTTCAATATCATCTAATTCTTCATTAGATGCATCTACTACATATTCTTCATTGGGTTCTTCATGAAATTCAAATTGGTTTATGCAATGATTATAATATCTAATTAAACCAGATGATGCTGGAGCTGTCATAATTACATTTTGAGTATTGATATCAATATACTCTTCTTCTGTCATAGGATGGACCCAAGGGGTCAAGCTTAGTGACTCTGCTGGACCATTTTTAGTCATTCTTGATATCAAGCTTAATTTTAGTGGAAAACTTATTTGAAGTGGTCTATTAAAATCGAACAAATCATCAGTATCAAATATGCTCCCAACAATACTTTCGCCATTGGAAAATTTAAAGACTCTGATTGTGTCATTCATAGTTTTATCCTATCTATTTTAAATTGAAACTTTTGTTCCTTATAGATATTTATACGTTCTCTAAAATGTCTCAACGTAAAATTAAGCTTGGAATCGATGGAGAGATCGTCTGCGAGGTCAAAGACTCTGAGACTTTGGCTTTTGTCTCCAAGTCGCAAACCACGGCCAAGGGACTGAAGCACTCTGATTTTGCTTTTTGAGGGGCTTGCGAACACGATGTTATTGACATTCCTAATATTAATACCAGTGCTAAATGTGCCATAGCTGGCAACGATGATTGCTCCATGTTCTTTCTCTACTATCTCTCTAATCTGTTCTCTAGTGTCTGTATTAACACCACCATAGACAAAAAATACTTTCCTGTCCTTGTATTTATCTTTTATAAGTTTATAAAGCGGTTCCCCGTGTTTTTCTACGAACTGAAAAAGACACAAAGTGTTCCCATTGCAATGACCCATAAGATTGCATAGAAAAGTATTCCTTTCAGCCTTAGTGACGATGTATTCCAATTCTGCTCCATAGTCGAATCCCCTTACTATTTGTCTATCCTCATCAGGATATTTTAAGACTATACATTTAATTTCTAACGATGATAATGTTTTATTATCAATTAATTCTTTAGTTGTAACAACGTATTTTGCTTTACCAAACAGGCCTTCCAATACAAGTCTGTGTGTTTGTGTGCCGTCCAATGTTCCAGTTAAACCAAAACGATATTCACAAGTGTCTAATTTAGTCAAGATACCAGTAAGAGACTTTGCTTTAAATAGATGAGCCTCATCACCAAACACTGCTCCAAACTGTCTGAAATATGGTCTTGGCATTTTGTAGATAGATTGCCAAGTTGATATTACTACATCTTTTTCAACTTTTTTATTATGTCCCTGATATATTTTTTGACAGTATGTTCCAGAACTCCAACCATAATCCTCAAAGTCTTTGTACATCTGTTCGACAAGCGAAGTGGTTGGAACTAAAATTAAAGTCTTCAATCCCATCATGTGGTAGTAACGAACAAGACAATATATTACTAATGACTTACCCGAAGCAGTAGGAGAAATGAGCAAAGAACGATCTGTGGCAATAGCATGGGCAATGGCATCAATTTGATAATCTCGAACTTTAATTCTTCGTCCATTGAGAGTGGGTCTGAGCCCTCGTACAAAGCCTTGCACCACACTTCTGGCCACTGTTCTTTCACTTCGGAGTCCGTCTTCCAATTCATATTTTTCACCATTATTTTCAAGGTACTCTTCTATATATGGAAGAAGTCCCATATATATCTCGCCTGTGACGATGTTGTACAAACGAATTTTACCGTCCCACATTTTATTTTTGTAGGCGGGCATATATTTAAATCCAGGCACCTCAAATGTGAAAAAATCATTCAACTCAGCTGCAGTGGAAGGTTCAACATCTTGAAGTCTTATGAAGACTTCATTTTTCTTAGATATAAGCATACTGGTAATCTTGACGAGAACCGTAGTCGCCACGAAGCAATATGTTCCAAGAAACACTTACACGATCTGCTTCTGTTGTTGGAACCCAATGCATCAACCAAGCAGGGAAAATTATACCTGTTCCAACTTCAGCACTAAATTGCAACATACCAGAGTTTTGCCAGTTAGGTTTATTCTTCGGTTGTAAATTATGTGCTTGTGCTCTAGGATCAAAAAATTGAATTGGAGCTGAACCCTTAGAACTTTCAACAAAATATACGCCAGACCATAAATTGTTTGAGTGTGTATGAGGTGGATGAGACTGACCCTCTTTTAAATAATTGCCCCACATACTTGTCATCTCTAGCTTCTCATAATCATATTCTAATTTTTTTAGAATATCCTTTACCGTATGTTGCACAGTTTCCACTAGGGGTTTGAAAGAAGATATTTTATAGATATCATCTTCTGTCTGCATGTCTTTTTTAGTCTTAATATATGATGCCATATGTGCATGTGCATCACTTCCTAAATCAGCAGTAAATTTATAAAGCATTGTAGGAAATGCTGCATATTCATCTATCTTCACTTTTACATCAACCATGATACGATACTCCACCTTTCGCCTTTTGTTACTTTTGTTACTTCATGTGGAAACATAAAGTTGGATGGGAAAATTATTGCTGATCCAGATTTAGGTCTTCCAAAGTTAACATCAGCTACATAAAAATCTCCACCTTCATAATTATCATTCAAGAAAAATAAAACCGTAGCTTGAGGATATCCATATGTCTGTCCATGAGAATGATGAATATTGTCACAATGTTTTGACATAAACCCAGCTGGTCCATAACGATTTAATCTAAAGTCTGTATGGTGTATACAGGAAAAATATTGCATTTCTTGTGCGTATATATTCATAACCTCTATAACAGATTTTTTAAGTAACGGGTATGGTCTATTTTCTTCGACACACCAGCACTCATCCATCTTAACTCGTTCATCACTCTTTTCTACAACACCTTTGCCATTTGAATAAGTAGATGGTTTCCAAGTCCAAGGGTAATCCATTATAGATTTGCATCCAGCATCATCTATAATATGTTCATAATTTCCAATCCATTTTTTCATCAAAATCCACCAGCCAAGAATTTTTTCCAATCTTGTGCATGTTTAATATCCCAACTACGATTGTCTATGGATTTAATAACACCTTCGATAAACTGAACAACTGTCTCGTAATATTCAATCTTCATCTCTATTTCCATAATATCCTCATCAGAATTTATGTACACACCAAGATCAGTTTTCAGAACCTTGAGATCAAATGGTTTGGCTGCATAAATTTTTGCGTCAGATTTACCACCATAGTATTCCCACTTCTCCCGATACAATCTTTTGTGATCAGCCTTTAATTGGAATGTAAGTATGCGGTACTTAGACTTGTAGTCTAACCATTTTGGTTTGATGATTTGATTTTTGTAGGATTGTTGGTGTAGGTCTTCATCATCTAGTATAATAAGGTCTTCTTTGGCTTCCGCCTGTAATTCACTTAACTTGTCCATTAATTCTCCATTATAAAGCTACTATAGTATATTGTTGATATTTGAAAGTTACATCTACATTCAGAGTAGTTATATCATCAGCTGCTTGATCATAATTAAGTTCTCCAAGTGAGATTGGAAACATATCTTTAAATCTAACTTCAACAATTGGATTATTCTTATTGCTCAAAATTGTCAATGTTGCATCAGAATACATTGACCTGTCACCTTTTCTACCTTCTCTAGCAGTATTTAGGTCACTTGTATCTGATGTGGTATCTCTGAAATCTACGAATTGTTGTCTACTTTCGGGGAAACCCTGGCCGGTAATCCAATTGTAAATTGAAAGATAATTTTCTAGGTACTCATCAGCTATGAATGATAGAGTAAAATCTTCAAAATCAGTCACATCACCCATTATAGGAATGTTCTTAAAGGGTGTTGGAAATTCTGTATTTGTAGTACTAATTGCTGGCAGATTGCAAGACGTAGTAAAGTATTCAACTTTAGGAAGTTG